TTTGTTAATTTGGGAAATCATTTTATCTAGAACTTCCATTTCCCTTCGGTTTCATTCTAGCAAGTGTTAATCTGTTCTCATTTGCCATTTCTTGCTTCTCAATTGAAGTATCAGCTCTTAATTCTGCTAATTCTTCATCTTGTTCAAGCTTATCGTCCGTAATATCTCTATTTTGAACTAATTTAGCTTGATCAATTTCAGTCTTTTTCTGCATTTCTTGTTTTTTACGTTCATTTTCCATTGCTCTTAGGTCAACTTCTCTAGATTTAAGTTTTAACAATGGATCATGATCAAATTGAGATGTAATTTTCTTTTCTTCCTTCATAAAGTCTTCAGTCATTTCTGCAATCAACACCGCTTTTCGCGCTTCAATAGTTTGAGTGATTTGTTGTACCTGTTGTTGTGCTTGCGGATTGACTGCAGCTTGTTGTTGTAGAATTTGTAACTGTTGCATTTGTTCTCTAAACTCTAATTGTACCTGTTCTTGGGCCATTAAACTGATGTGTTCTAAAATATTTTTCTGTAAAGCAGCCATAACCGCTGGATTATTTCTAACCATGTTAGTTGACATAAAATTCAAGTGTGCTGTAACGTGTGCTCTATGATCCTGACCAGGAAATGCCTGAAAAGGCTTTCCACCTAAAGCATCAATATGTTCTAAAGACGGATCTTTAGGTGCATTCGGTGCCGGTGGCGGTAAAATTCTATCAATATCTTTTATTCCTAACGCTTCATACATTTTTCTAAATGCCATGTACAAATTGTGCATTTGTGGATTGGACATCGCTAATTGCAATCCAGTTTGTGCCAATGTTAGTCTTTGAGACATTGAAAAAATATTTGGATCAGCAATTGGCATAATATCTACTCTGTCATCAAAATCGGTAACTTTAACATTTCTTTGTCCACCTACAACATCGTATGGATATTCTGGTGGTAAATACTGTGCAAATACTTTTGCTAGTAATTTAAATTCTTTTTTAAGGGCTGAATATATTCTTTTATGGATTGCTGACATTACCCTCGAACCACGTTCTAAAAGAGCTACGGTCGTACCAACGGCTGCCCCTTGGTTCCCGTCCCCGACCTGCATGTCAGCAATGGACGCGAATCTCTGTCCTGCTGTAACTACAATTCCCATCAA